ATGTGGACACTCCAGTCCCGCTTTTCCCCTCAGTGGATTGAAGGAAAGCCGGTGATCGATATCATGCGCAAATACTCCATGAAGGAAGACGGTGACGAGCGCGGCGCTGCAAAGAACCGCTTTGACTGTAAACATCTGAACCGCGGCGGTGCCGCTGGCTACATCGCTAAGTACATCGCGAAGAATATCGACGGTTATGCACTGGAAGGTGAACGTGACCACGAAACCGGTGAACTGCTCACAGATTCTGCGGCGGCAATCACTGCCTGGGCTGCAACATGGCGTATACCGCAGTTTCATCCCATCGGTTTACCTACGATGGGTTCCTACCGTGAGTGTCGTCGGATACGTTCCATCAGTCTGACTGAAACCTTTGACGAAGAAGTCGAAGCCGTTCGCGCTGCTGCTGATGCCGGTGACTTTATGGCGTACATGACTGCCCAGGGCGGCGCTAATGTACCGCGTGACGATCAGAGGGTGCGCGTAGCACGTCGTGTTGCCAATGAGCTGAACGCTTACGATGAAGAAGTGAAAAAAGTTGTGGGCATTTTCGCGCCCCACCTCGGCGAATCACATGTATATGAAACGCGTACCACTCAATGGCGGATCGTTGCTTCTGCCGTTGACTCTGAGGTTTTGACCGTAAAAAGCGCCTCCGGCGCGCCTCGGAGTCCTGTCAATAACTGTGGGTTAGGTGGTAAGGGGCTGGCTGCAAATATGCGTGAAAGCATGGCTACATCGTCCACTTTTGGCAATCCTAGAGTTATTGACTGGGAAGGAACTGCCACAGGGAGGGTAATTGGAGATCAGTTACTGGAATAAACGATTAAAATTAGTAACTCGTCTTTTATTGCAACTCCACGCCCCCATGATGCAGTTACCATAGCAAATTAAAAGCATATGAACGTGGATGCCGCCTGAAACAAAGAGTAAATTGATTCTTACAAGTGTTGATTGTTCGAAATTTCTCCAGAGCTTGTATATGTTAACTAGCATAGACTGTTGTTGTTTCAAATATGAAAATAATGAAGGATTACTATGGATCAGTATATATCTGAATTTTTGTACAATAATTACCATGATGAAAATTACGCATTGAAATTATTAGCATGGTTGATTATTGATAAAAAAAACACGGCAAGTAGCATAAATCGCCGTTTAACATATGCTATTGAAAATCAAGATGTAATGAAAAATAAAATATATCTTCGCAAACTTGATAGATATAAAAATTTCTACGAAACCCATTTGGTGAATCTTCCTCAAAGTACAACCATCAATAATAAAAGAATTAGTACCTTACAAATTTCAGATTTTAGAGGATTTGGGAAATTAAGTGATGAAGACAAAGGAATTAAAATAAAATTCAATAAACTTAACAATATATTTTTCGCTCCAAATGGAGGTGGTAAAAGTAGTTTATGTGAAGCACTTGAATACCAAACAACTGGAGATATAAAAGAAGCAGGCAGAAGAAAGACGTCAATAAAAAATTACATTAAAAGAAATGGTAAACATTCAATCACATTACTTGACCACTCAAACAGGGATATAAAAGCCAACCCTGATTACAATTTTAATTTTATTGATAGAAATAGGCTTCAAGAATTCTCTTTATTAGGTTCTAGTGATACAAAATTTGGAGAGCGGGACGTCTTGGCAGCACTTGTGGGACTCGAGAGTTTCGATTCTTTCTTAGGAACATTAGTTTCCCCAAGAAGCTTTAATGCACTAAGTTTTAGACAAATGAATAGTGCCAATGCCTTAGAATCGTTAAATCTAGAGTTAATTAAATACAAAAAACTATCGAATGATAATCATAAAGAACTATTACAGATTAAAAAAGACATATTAATAAAGCTCGGATGCAATTACCATAAAAGCCCTATATCTCAAATTGATAACATCATAAGAATCAAGCACCCTCATCTAAAAAAATATTTAGTAAAGCTCGAAACAAAAAAAGAACAAATAACAAAAGGTATTCCTTCAGTTGAAATTTCATTAGTGAAATCTAGTAAAATAATTAACGTGCTTTCAAAATTGATTGACAGAAAAAAAAGTATTGACAAAAAATTAGATGCGATAATTTACAATGATAAATTAATTAAACTACACACATTATCTAAGGAATTATTGGAGGATATTCCATTCGAGAAATGTCCACTTTGCAATACCCCTAACGATAAATCCGCCAAAAATCCACTTGAAAATTCGAAAGAAATTTTAAAATCATACATCAAAGTTACTACGTTACAAAAATGTAGAATTAATACCAAAGATAATATTAAAAAATATTTAGATGCTATTTTACAAACACTAAGGGCATTCCTAATCTCACCTGTTAATACAGTAATAAAAACTGACTTTGGGAAACTATCCGAAATATCAAATAGCCTACCTACCTTATGTGATGATGAAATTAAATCTACACTATCATTTATTCATACAGAACTGATTGGATGTGAATCATTAGAATTTTATAATGAAACCACGGTCCAGCATAATTCTAAACTCAAAAACATTGAAGCTTCATTAACATTGTTAAATGTTAAAATTGATAGTGTATCGCGTTCGTTAGATGAAATAAGAGATTTAATATCGGCATATAAGGCTAAAAATCAAAATAAGAATAAAAAGAAAGAGGCGTTTGATTCTTTGCTTAACAAAATTTCCTCTGAAAAAGAAAAGCATTCTCGCGAGGTGGAAAGGAACTTATTTTTACAAAAATTAAACGATGAATACTCTAACTTTCATGCGCTAGCCTATACTTTTAAGAGAATAAAAGAATCGCAAATACTAGCCGGGATTGAAGGCTCAATAGTTCATTATTATAATGAAATAAATAAGCACGATGATGATAGTGAGAAATTAGATAGTTTATCATTTATATATGATCCTTCATTGAGCTCTTATAGAATCCAACTTGATATAAATGGCGAGCAAGCTGACGCTTTTGTAAGATTGTCAGAAGGCCATCTTAAGTCTCTAGGACTATCGGTATTACTGGCTCTGGCGAAAAAGAAAAAATCCCAGTTTATAGTTTTTGATGATGTCGTCAATGCCATAGATACTGAACACAGGTCAAACATAATTAACACATTTTTAACTGACCCATACATAAAGAAAACTCAAAAAATAATAACGACACATGATAAATTGTTCTGGGAGCTTTATAGTAATAGAGAAAAAAGCTTGGGCAATGGAGAGTTCTCCAGTTTTATTCTTAATTGTTATCCGCACGGTATCCATTATGAGGAAAGAGATATATCCTTTGAGGGGAAAATTTCTGATAGTCTAGAACACTATGATATTAGACAAGCACTGATTTATTGCAGAATTTGGTTCGAATCCTTGGCTGCTAAACATTGTGTTACGTCAGGGTTAAGCCTTACTGCAAGTTTTTCTGAAAGGGACTATCAAAAACCAAACTTTATAAAAATAAGTTTAGAGAAGATGTATGCCGTACTAACCGACTCATTGGGAGATAAATTAGAGAATATAAACCTGATTAAAAATGATTTCTTGAGCTGGGGGGCACAAAATCAAGAACATCATGCTTTTAGTGAAAACAACTATAATATTATCCACTCAAAAACAAGCCAGGAAATACAAGTCATTTTTGATGCAATAAGAAAATTTAACATCCAACTATCGCCACAGTCTAGCCTTGTCAGCCTTCAGGATAAGTTAGCAGCTTTAAACATTAGAATTAATGGGGTTAATACTAAAATTGATAACGCTAACCCAGGCACTCCTGCTGATATACTTCATCAGTGGAATAATACAAAGGCAAAATTAGAAAGAGATAAAATCAAAGTAGAAGAAATGAAAAATTATTGCGAAAACCTCCTTTTGTAATTAATATTAAGTCTTGTAGCATATTACCTCCAGCATAAAAAAAGGAGGCAATATGTTACAATCCTTCCGTTTTTTCCCCTAACCGCAAAGGTCTGTAAAACTATGAAGATAGCATTTTTGTGTGCATTACTGCATGGTTTTGCATGTTCCAAGAAGGATCAAAAAATGCCAGACGCCCCCTTTGGCTAGGCTTTTTGACGCTCTGACCCTTGCATTAAAAACAGCGAGCCAAGTCAGAAGCGGGCAGGCGGGTAACATTGCGCGCGCCGAGATGTAGAGCATCAAAATGGTGAATTTTGTGGGGTTTATGAGCAGGAGATGTTGGCTGATAAGTAGAACAATATGATCGACGCACATTTTCGGACGCATGCATGTGTCAATAACTTTTTTCGCTGGAGGAGATAAGAGTGCCAGAAACCGGTATTCCTACCTACAAAAGAAGCACACATGGGGGTGGGTCAGTGGATCATTTTTTCTTTAGCGAAATTCAGATACTTCAAGGTTTATGAGTTGCAGAAAGTACAGGTTATCTCGCGTCGACAGATTGCCCGTCATTTAATGCAGAATGAAGCAGTGAGGTGAGTTTTTAAATTGAGCACCTCAATAGAAAGATTGACATCAGGGTAGCTCTTTTTTATTTCAACAAAAATTTTTTATGTTCTAATAATTTATACCATAGCTAGTTCGAACTTTCTATGAAATAATTCCGTCTGGTATTATCTTCCAAGAACGCAATGAGGTTTGAACCAGTGTTTAAAAATATGGACGGAAACAAAGCTTGCATTTTGGTGACCGCATCATTGGCTTTCGTATTAGCAATGATCTTATTAGTTTTTGATAAGTTTACTGGGAGCGATTTTGTATTGTTTATGACTACACTTGTAGTTATGACGCTTGTAATTTGGTGTCTGCCTAAAATTTCCGAATTCTCGATTGCCGGTAACACTGTAAAATTGAAAGAAACATTGAGTGAAGCTGAAAAGATAACAAAAGATCTTAAGGTACTTCGTCGATTTTCCATGAAACAATTTTTAAACAACATGAATATTAAAGGTGGGAACAATCATGAAGTTATGCGGAGGTTTTTTAATTTCATATCAACTTATAATGAATTAGTAAATAGTAAAGATTTGGTAGATGAATTTAGATTCGAACTTATAGAGATCACTGAAACTTTACTCATGAGTTGCTGTAATTTTGTTATTAGTTCTGCATTTGATCTTGATATTAAAGAGACCAAAGATGTTAGAATTAACATGGCCTATTTGGAAAAATTAAAAAAAGATCATCATGATTTGAAAGAAAGTGAAAAGGCAAGCCATCCAGGCATAGTTAATGCGGGTTGTTTTGCTGAGCTTAGTATTATTTTAGATGATTTTTTAGAAAATATTAATAATGGGGAGTATGTCCCAGTTGCCCATCCCTCTTTTAACGCGAATTATTTTAATATCCCTGCTTTTAGAATGAGCTAATTTAGCGAATAATCTTGGGTTATTATTTTATCTACCTCCCATATATTCGCTCTGTTTTTTTACTTCTTAGCCCTTTCTACTGCAAGTTCGAAGTTGAGTGGATAGTTTAAGCCCAGTTTTACAGGGCTTTACAAGTTTATTCTGGAGCGAGATCGTAAGTAGTAAATCTAATCACCCCCGCCCCAAACCACGCATTCAACTCCTTGAACCTTTCCTGCAAAGGCGTAAGTTCATTCCGCACAAACACCTGTGACGCCTTAACCGAATCACCAAACCCACCGCTGTTCTCCGGAATAATCCCCATCATCTGCGGCGGCACGCGGTGCGCGCACAACAAATCGTTCTGACTGGCCTTCTTGATGTTAAAGAAATCGTCTTTGGTCGCGACTTCACTTAACGGCAGAATCTTGATCCCGTCCGGTTTGCCGTTCGGGGCGTACATAAACAGGTTGCGGAAATTACCCAGGCCTTTTGTGTCCCGCATGGCTTTACGCATCTGATCAATATCACTGCTGCTTTGTGCCGCGTCGGTCATATACAGGATATATCCGGCGTGCGCGCCGTTCTGGTAGTACTTGCGGCGGAACAGCGTGGCGGCCTCATTGAGCCACGCAGAGTTCAGAGCGCTGAGGTATTCCGGCAGACCGTACAGCTCCTGATTAATGTCTGGCTCAATCAGATGAAACACGCTACCGGCTTCGAACTGGTGCGCGTCCTTCCACTGCTGCACAAACCAGTAAGTATCCTCCTCAACCCCGCGCCGCGCGTATTTAGCGGGCACGGTCTTCATCACCACCGCGTCGCCGAGCTGGTTGCGGATCACTTCTAAAAACGCATTCCCGAATACCAGATAATCCAGGGCGAACCGGCTGAATTCCTGCTGTGATAACAGCGGGTGTGGGACAAACTTCGAGGCCAGAATATTGCGTTTCACATACAGCGAGGAGCTGTGATGCACCGCTGCGCGCAGCGTGCGAGCCAGTCCGTCAAAGCTGACCGGAGGCTCGTACCACTGGCCGTTACCCGTGCATTCGATGTAGTCCAGAATTTCGCGGCGGTCTAACACCGGCGTCGGGTCGCCAAAGCTGAACGCCTCCGCCCCGCCGGTCTCCTGCATGGTGGCGGTGACTGTGCTTTGTGTCGGCTTGCGGAATTTGCGCTTACTCATATTAATAAAACTCCAGAATGTTAGGGCTTTGGCCGCCGCTGGCGGCGGTCAGCGGTTCGTTAAGCAGTGCGTGCATGATTGCCCAGGCGACATCCGCGTGGCTGGCTTCCTCGCTGCGGCTGGCCTCGTAGGTGGAGCGGCTGCCGCTGGCGGTCATGGTTTTGCGGATCGCCATGAATGACGACGTGATGTCTTTGTGGTTGGTGTCGTACTCCAGGCGTCCGGACGTGATGGTGTCCTTCGCTTTCAGTACCATTTTCGTTTTCGTTTCCGGGCTATAGCGGATTTCCATCGCGGCGGGGAAGAACTGCCGGACAAGCTGGAAAACGCCCTGACCGATGCCGGTGGCATCAATGCCGATGTATTCCACGCAGTAGCGTTTTGTGAGTTCCTCAATGCTTTTCGCCTGAGCGGCAAAATCCATGCCTTTCCACTGGTGGCGTTCCAGCACGCGGAATTTGCCGCCGTCTACCAGCGGCGGAGCCAGTACGGCACAGCCAGCACTGTCGCCGGTGTGTGACGGGTCGTAACCAATCCAGACGGCGCGATAACCAAACGGGCGCGTCGCAAACGGGCTGAAATCCTCCCACTCCTCCGCACTTTCCACCATGCAGCGTTGCAGCTCGACGAACGGGAACACGGACGCCTGATCGTCAACAAACTCACACATGAACAGGTTGCGAAAATCCTCCGCGCTGTTCTCCTGTTTCAACGTGTCGATGTTAAACAGATTGCAGCCACCGGCTAACGCATCCTCAATGGTGACGATTTGCCGCCACTGCCCGTCGCCACAAAGCTGGCCTTTCGCCAGGGCGTGATGGCTGATATCCAGCTCAATCCTGTCGTTGCGGTCTTCCCGTCCCTTGTTGAACAGCTCGCCTGACCAGAACGGATACGCGCCGTGCGTGAGTGCTGACGGCGTGGAGAAATAGGTGGTGCGCAGATGTTCCTGCGACGCCATGCCGCTGGCGACCTTGCGCAGCTTCTGGAAGTTCGGGATCCAGAAGATTTCGTCCACATACAGGTCGCCGTTATGGCTCTGGGCAGTGTTGGAGTTGGTGCCTAAGAAAATCAGCTTTGCGCCGTTGTTGCCGATCACTATCGGGTCGCCGGTCAGCTCGACATCAACCTGGCGGGCAAACTGAATGATGTACTCACGAAACACGTAAGCCTGGGTTTTACTGGCTGACAGAAAAATCTGGTTGTGGCCGGTTGCCAGGGCGCGCAGTAACGCTTCCCGCGCAAAGAAGAACGTTGCGCCAATCTGGCGGGATTTCAGGATGTCGCGGATACGGTGCTTAAGCCCCGCGTCATACCAGACACGCTGGTACTGGAAGCACTGAGCCAGAAAAATACCCTCCAGCTTTTCCAGGGCTTCGTCGCTGAAATAGTTCTTTGTCGGCTTCTTACGCTCCCCTTTGTTCCGGTTGGCAAAGTTCGGATTTAAATCCACTTCGTTTCCGCTCTGGCTGTAGCGGTTCACCCTTGCCAGGCGTTCAATCATCCGGCCTAACGCATCAATCTCTTTGTAATCCGCATTCCCTTTCACGTCTTTGGTCACAAGTTGGATCAGGCGTGCTTCCAGGCTGGATTCCACGCGTGAAATGGGCGCGGCGTTGTCCCAGGCGTCGCGTGTTTTCCAGCTCTGCACTGTCGGTATTTTTTGGGTCAGCAGTTCCGCAATCTGACGCACTGAAAAACCCTGCCAGTAAAGCAGTGCCGCCTGTCGCCGTGGGTCGCTGATGATGGTTGAGTTTGTCATTTTCATGACTGCCACGTTAACGGGCGGCCTGCTGATTTTCCTGCTGTCCACGTTGTGCCATCGAGCATCAACCCGCATCGGCTGGCGGTGTCGGGCGTGTGTCTGGAAACTTGGGGTTCTCAGAAGCACACACCGACTGGAGTCAGAAAATGGCAATGGCAACAAAAGCAAAGCGCTTTCGTATCTGTACCGAAGGGGCAACCACCGACGGACGCGAAATCACCCGCGAGTGGATTGAACAGATGGCGGCGACCTATGACCCGAAGGTTTACGGCGCACGCATCAACATGGAGCACATCAAGGGCTATTTCCCTGACAGTGCGTTTCGTATGTACGGCGATGTCACCCCGAAGAAGTGGCCGACGGCGCGCTGAAAGGCAAGCTGGCTGCACACCAAAGACCCAAAGCCGAAAAAGGTGAAGGTGCAACGCAAACCGAAAGTGCAGTACCTGCGCGCCCTGCAACACCCGAAGGCGAAGAAGGTCAGTGCAAAGGCACAGAAAACGCCGGAGGCGAAGGAAGGGGAATACCTGGCGGGCAGTGAAGACAATGTGTTTGCCCTCACCACCATCTACGCCACGCAGAAAGCGGCCATGCGGGCAGCCCAGGCAAAGTGGGACAAACTTCAGCGCGGCGTCGCGGAGTTCTCGATCTCCCTGGCTCGCGGGCGGGCTGACTTATTCCCTGAAACGCCGGTGGCGGTGTCGGGATTTAAATCCGTGATCGACGCGCAGCCCTGGATAATCAGCAAGGTGACGCACAGCCTGGGCGGAAGCGGGTTTGTGACAACGTTAAATCTCGAGGTGCTGCTGTCTGATGTGAGTTATGAATTAAACGAAAACTAGAAATCATGAGGGTAATTAAACCCTCAATCACGATCAGATTAAAAAACTAGAATCATCAGATGACGTGTTGTATTTTTTTACGATAAATTCCGAGGCCTTATCAATCTCCGGGAATAGACTACTAGCATGGATGCCGAGTAACTCAAGCTCCTCTCTAATATTTTCTTTAGCATTTGCTGAAACCATTATCCTTCTAACTGGGATAATTGCCTCGCCACTTGCACCCTTATAAGTTTTTGCTCCGTATATTAAGAAAGCACCGGACTGAGCAATTATCCTTTTATTGTTAAGTTTTGGCTTAACAAAAACAGGCCTAATAAGATCCATTGGCTCTATTATTTTTCTAAAGTTTGGTTTTTCAAAACCTATATTATAAAATAATTCATCAACGCATTTTCTACGGTTAAACTGAGCTCTTGATAAACCTTGAGCAACTAACTTAAAAATTTCCTCTTTACTCTCAGATTTTAGATTTGCTAGATTCGCCATGCAACTAACACGGTCGCTGTCATAATATTTCTGTCTCTCTTTTGGGACTAGAAAGTACTGAACTTTACCATCTTGCTCCTTCCCATCTACAAGATATTTTTCCGAAGCAAACCATAATGCAACTAAGGGATTAAGAGTAACATCTAGAAGTCTTGTAGGTAATCCAAAATGTTGCATCCTGACAAGCCTATCAAACATAGTTTTATCTGAATCAAATTCTTGGGGATGCACACTTACTAAATCTCTTACTATTAAATTTTCTTCACTATAAACATTACAGTCATCTCTAAAAATCTTTGGTTCAGTATCCCAGTCATAAAACTTTTGCCCCCTAAATGCTGTTGGCCTCGCATTGCGCTTGTTTATATTCATAATATTCTCAATGAAACCAGAAACAGAGGTTATTTTTTCTATTTTCTTAACTGCTCTCATAAGATTCATTCCTTGTTATAAAATTTAATATTGTCACCAATACTTATTCTTTTTTTCTATTGATAGGAATTTGTTAATGAAGCTAATATAAGCCAGTAAATACGGAATGTAAATCATTGTAATAGACAGTGTATTGCTCAGCCAAAGCCATACAATGACTGCATATGATTAAAATGATTACATGGTGACTATTATGATGCACTGCCCGAAATGCCAACACGCAGCACACGCACGTTCCAGCCGTTATCTGAGCATCAATACCAAAGAGCGCTATCACCAGTGTCAGAATATTAATTGCAGTTGCACGTTTAAAACTCATGAGTCGATTGCTGACATCATTGTCGAGCCAGGAACAGTTCACGCTGTGCAGTTGCATCCGGACAAAAATCAGCAGCAATCCTTCCAGATGCACTAACGAAAAAGCCCCAAATTAACGGGGCTTTTTTTGTCGATGTGGTCAATGCGTGGACACTGAAATGAAAAAATCCATTTAATTCATATAGTTAACATCGTTTTCAAAGGCACATTATGTGCCTTTTTTTGTGCCTTTTTCAGACGTCTTGCCTACTGCCCGCGTTAGAAACGCTAGGCGGGCAGCTTGCGACTTACTCTTCCAGCATAACCACTTTGCCGACGTACGGCAGGTGGCGATAGCGCTGGGCGTAGTCGATGCCGTAACCCACCACGAACTCGTCGGGGATGGCGAAACCAACATATTCGACTTTCACGTCTACTTCGCGGCGCTCGGGTTTATCGAGCAGCGTGCAGATTGCCAGTGATTTTGGGCCGCGCAGTTGCAGCAGTTCGCGGACTTTGCTCAGGGTGTTGCCGGAGTCGATGATGTCTTCGACGATCAGCACGTCTTTGCCACGGATATCTTCATCTAAGTCTTTGAGAATTTTAACATCGCGGGTGGTGGACATGCCGTTGCCGTAGCTGGAGGCGGTCATGAAATCCACTTCGTGGGAAACGTCAATGGTGCGACACAAGTCAGCCATAAACATGAATGAACCGCGCAACAGCCCAACCAGCACCATATCACTGCCGCTATCACGGTAGTGCTCGGTGATTTCACGGCCTAACTCAGCAATTCGGGTTTTGACTTCCTGCTCGGAAATCATGACGTCTACTCTGTGTTTCAT